TACGGCATACACTTTAGTACGACCGAGTATCCGTTTCTTGAAGGGACCCGTATTCGGACTCGCACCAGATCCCGGCAGGAATACACCGGCACCTATCTCTTTACCGCGATTCCGATGTTGGATGGTTTTAGTGCGGAGCCTGAGCAGAGCAAGGAGTTTTACTTCATCAAACTAGACAACGGGCGTTTTACGGCGCAACCTACGAACCATTTGTTGGTACAGGACAAGTCGTTTATTACCGAGTCGTCTTGGCCCAAGTTAAGTCGTCAAACTAGCATTTGGAGTGTTGACCATGGCGTCGAAGAGTAAGGTTAACGCGGCGGGCAATTACACGAAGCCCGAGATGCGCAAGAAGTTGTTTAACGAGATCAAGTCGAGTGCCACTCAGGGCACGGCAGCGGGGCAATGGTCAGCACGCAAAAGTCAGCTTTTGGCTAAGGAATATAAACGCAAAGGCGGCGGATACCGAGATTAAGCCATGAAAGCACCACAGAAGTCTCTCAAAGACTGGACCGCTCAAGAGTGGCGAACCAAATCGGGCAAGCCCTCGTCTAAAACTGGCGAGCGTTATCTTCCGAAAGCGGCGATTGAGTCGCTTTCCGCGCAGGAGTATGCGTCTACGACGAGGGCCAAGCGAGAGGGCAAGGCCAAGGGCAAGCAGTTTGTTCCCCAGCCGTCGAAGATTGCCAAGAAGACTTCGCGTTTCCGTTAAGTATGAGCCCACCGGCCACGGAACCGGCCATGCAACCCAAGCTAACGCAAAAAGAGTTAGTAAAAAAACTCAACGAGTTAAGTGTTCCGGACTTGGAGGCGTTGTTATCGCATACCAAGTGGGAGCAGGCTCGGCACAAGCATCAGATTCCGCCGGGTGGGGAGTGGACGGTGTGGTTGATGTTGGCGGGTCGTGGTGCGGGCAAGACTCGTGCGGCGGCGGAGTGGATATGGTGGGAGGCGTATCAGGCTACGGAGACTCGTTGGTTGGTGTGTGCGCCGACTTCTGCGGACATTAGAGACACTTGTTTTGAGGGTGATTCGGGATTAATCAGTGTCATTCCGGAGAAGTTGGTCAAGGAGTACAACCGTTCGCTTTCGGAAATCATTTTGGTTAACGGGTCGCTTATTAAGGGCATTTCGGCGGAGACTCCGGATCGGTTGCGTGGTGGTCAGTGGCATGGGGCGTGGACGGACGAGTTAGCGGCGTGGCAATACGATCAAGAGGCGTGGGACATGATTATGTTTGCGCTTCGATTGGGCAAGCATCCGCGTATTGTGGCGACGACGACACCGAAGCCGAAGGCATTGATTCGGGATTTGATTGAGCGTGACGGGGCGGATGTTCACGTTACGAGGGCATCGACTTACGAAAACATTGCCAATTTGGCTCCGACGTTCCAGCAGCAGTTGTTGAAGTTTGAGGGTACGACGCTTGGTCGGCAGGAGATTCACGCTGAGGTATTGAATCCTGAGGATCAGGGGATTATTCGGCGTTCTTGGGTGAATTTGTGGCCAGCGAAGAAGCCGTTGCCGGTGTTGGAGCACATAGTGATGTCGTTGGACACGGCATTTACGGAGCAGACGCGGGACAAGAAGACTTCTGACGCGGACCCGAGTGCGTGTGTGGTGTTGGGATTATTCCATCAGGACGACAAACCGAACATTATTTTGCTGGATTGTTGGGAAGATCGGTTAGGGATGCCGGATTTGATCAAGCGGATTCACCGGGAGCGTGAAGTTTATTACGGTGGGGAGGAGCAGCGGCCTGTAATTCGTCCTTTGGTGGGTCCGAACCGTACTCAGGGCTTTGGTCGGCGTCCGGACACGATTGTGATTGAGGACAAAGGGTCTGGGATTAGTTTGCGGCAGTTATTGACTCGTGAGGGCATTGTTGCGCATGCGTACAACCCCGGAAAGGCGTCGAAATTGACTCGTTTGCACATGGTTTCTCATCTTTTTGCGAGTGGGATGGTGTGGTTTGTGGAGTCTGAGAAGCGAAAGGGTCAGGCTAGGAGCTGGGCGGAGCCGCTTTTGTATCAATTGTGTGCATTTTCGGGTGAGGGAAGCATTCGACACGACGATTTGATGGATGCGTGCACACAGGGATTACGTTTCTTGGCTGACAGGGATATGATAAGTGTGAGCAAACCCAAGCCGTTGCAACCGAGGCTGATTGTAAACGAGCGGCCAAGAGGAAACCCGTATGGCGTCTGATAGTGAGAATCCGATTGAGGGTGCCCAAGAGGAATTGGGCGAGATGTTTGAGCTGCCCGAGGAGGCGGCGGAGGTTGAGGACACTGAGGACGGCGGTGCGATAGTCATTCTTGAAGAAGAGTCTGTTGTTTCTGTCAGGGAGATGGAGTTTTACGCCAATTTGGCTGAAGAGTTGCCCGAAGGCGACATGGATGAGTTGGCGCAGAGCTTGGTGGGGTTGATTTCCAAGGACAAGGAAGCGCGAAAGAAGCGCGACGAGCAGTATGAAGAGGGGATTCGACGGACGGGACTTGGAGATGATGCACCGGGCGGCGCTTCGTTTCAGGGTGCAAGTCGAGTTGTGCACCCCATGCTCACGGAAGTCTGCGTGGACTTCTCTGCCCGCGCTATTAAGGAGATTTTCCCTGCTGAGGGGCCTGCGAAAGATCACATTGTTGGGGAAGACACGGCTGAAAAGGTAGCCAAGGCGCAGCGCAAGACGCGGTATTTGAACTGGCAGTTGACCCAGCAGATGCCGGAGTTTCGGGCCGAGTTGGAGCAGTTGCTCACTCAGGTTCCGCTTGGTGGCGCACAGTACTTGAAGCTTTCTTACGACGGGAACAAGAAGCGTCCGGTGCCTCTCTTCATTGGCATCGATGACATTTACCTGCCGTATGCGGCAACGAACTTTTATTCTGCCGAGCGCAAGACTCACGTTCAGTATGTGACGGAGATTGAGTATCTTCAGCGCGTGCGTTCTGGGATGTACCGGGATGCGGAGTTAGCGCCGACGACGGCTGACCCTGATGTATCGCGCAGTGAGAAGGCGAACAACAAGATTGAGGGTCGTGACGACGGGGCGTATGACGTTGACGGGCTGCGAACGATTTTTGAGGTTTACGCGATTGCGGACCTTGAAGAAGAGTATGGGCTAGCGCCGTACATCATTTCGATTGACAAATCGACCGGCAAAGTTTTGAGCATTTACCGCAACTGGCAGGAGAGCGATCCTACTTTTGAGGAGATGCAGTGGATCATTGAGTTCCCGTTTGTGCCGTGGCGTGGTGCGTATCCGATTGGCATCCCGCAGATGATTGGCGGCATTTCGGCAGCGGCTACGGGTGCTTTGCGTGCGTTGCTGGACAGTGCACACATTGCGAACTTCCCCGGCATGTTGAAGTTGAAGGGTGGCCGCGAGGGTGGTCAGTCTGAGCGCATTGATCCGACCGAGGTGAAGGAGATTGAGGGTGGTGCGTTCAGTGACGATATTCGCAAGATTGCGATGCCGTTGCCGTTCAACCAGCCTTCGGAGACGTTGTTCCGGTTGCTTGGCTTTTTGATTGATGCGGGTAAGGGCGTTGTTCGCACCACCTTGGAGGACATTGCCGACAATCAGGGCAACATGCCGGTTGGCACCCAGTTGGCGCGAATTGAGCAGGGCATGATTGTATTCAATGCAATTCACGCTCGGCTGCACGATGCGATGGGTCGCACGCTGAAGGTTCTGCATCGTATCAATGCGATGTATTTGGAGAACGAGGAGGTCAAGGACGAGACTGGCGAGTTGCTGGTCAAGCGGTCTGACTTCTTGGGCCCGATGGATGTGGTTCCGGTTTCGGACCCCAACATTTTCTCTGAAGCGCAGCGATTTGCTCAGGTTCAGGCGCTTAGCCAGCGAGCAGCGGCTCTTCCGCAGGTTTACAACATTCGCAAGGTTGAAGAGCGCATTTTGAAGCAGTTGCGCATTCCGAATGTTAAGGAGTTGCTGGTACCTGCTCCTGAGCCCAAGGAAATGAATGCGGTCAACGAGAACGTGGCTGCGTCTTTGGGTCGTCCGATTACTGCATTTCCGGAGCAGGACCATCTTGCGCACTTGCAGGTGCATTTGGACTACCTGACTTCTCCGATTTTGGGCAGTTCGATGTTGATGGCCCCGCAGTTTATTCCGTTGGTTTTGAATCACATCAAGGAACACATTGCGCTGTGGTATGCCACGCATATTTTTGAGGTGGCTTCTTCGGCTGCGGGTCAAGACATCAGCGAGTTCCAGAAGATCAAGAGCACGGAAGTGAAGAAGGAGTTGGACCAGCTTCTGGCGGCGACGAGTCAGCGTGTTGTTCCGGATGCGGCGCGGGCCTTTGGTGCTATTCCGCAGATCGTTCAGCAGGCTGTTGGCATGTTGCAGCAGTTGCAGGGCATGAGCGCCCCGCAGGATCCGAAGGTACAGGCTCAGATGGCCGAAGTGCAGCGCAAGGCGTCGGCGGATCAAGCCAATATCGCGGTCAAGCAGGCCGAGTTGCAGTTGGCGCAGGCCAAGTTGCAGCGTGAGGTTCAGGACTCTGCCCAGCGTCAAGAGACGAATATGCAGCGTGAGATGGTCAAGCAGGACCGGCTGGATAAGCGTCAGGCGGCGGAGCTTGAGGTCAAGTTGGTTACGAACCGTGAGGACAACGATACGGCGAAGCAGATTGCCGCGATGGAAACGATCACGGGTGAAAAGGTTGGGGTTTCGACGGGTACAGGTATTAATCCTTAAGAGGTGATTTATGGCAAATGACTACATGAACCAGCACAAGATGATGGCCATGGGCGTCAACGTGTCTGGTCAGAAGATGGTGAATGGTGGCCCTAAGAAGGGCATGGACATGGGTCCGAAGGGGGTAAAGGGCGACCCCAAGGCAACGCCCGCAATGATGACCAAGGGGAAGAAAAACGCATGATTGAGCGATTGATAGACGAGTTGGAGTTGGCCAAGGCTCGCGTTGCACACGACGCGATGAAGCGGCAACTAGATGGTAAGGATGCTCGTTTTGAATATGGCAAGGCAGTGGGCACTTACGCCGGGTTGCAGGCCGCAATTAACTACATCAATAGTCTTCTCACAGATCAGGAAGAAGACGAAGGGGATTTTTAAATGACTTCTAATGAGGCTTTTCCTAGTGTAGAGCCGGGTTTGATTCCTTTTGGATCTCGCGTACTGGTGCAGATTCGTACCGCTAAGAAGACTTCTGAGGGCGGCATTATTCTGCACACTGAAACCCGTGAGACTGAGGTTTGGAACACTCAGATTGCCAAAGTGATCACGCTTGGTCCGTTGGCTTTTAAGAACCGCAATACGATGGAATCGTGGCCGGAAGGGTCATGGTGCAAGCCGGGGGAATTTGTACGAGTTCCCAAGTACGGCGGAGATCGTTGGAAGGTGCCGTTTGGCAAAGACGGGCAAGAGGAAGCTCTGTTCGTTATTTTCAACGATTTGGACATCGTAGGCGGGGTGGTAGGCGATCCGCTTGCCATCAAGGCTTTTATCTGAGGTGATCCATGGCTACTGAAAAACTGACTGAAAGTGATGAGGCCCCAGAGGCCGAAGAATATGTAGTTACAGAAACTCCTCCTGAGGCTGAATCTGAAGCCCCGGAGCAGGAGGCGTCTGCTGAAGAAGAGGCAGATGACGAGCGCTTGGCTGATTCGGACGATGACGATGAAGATGATCGTTCTAATGGTCGTCGCGCTCTAACTCCAGAGGAAAAGCGTGCCCAGCGCCAGCAGCGGAAGTTCCGCCGAAAGGCTGCGATTGAGCACAAAGAGCGTGAGTTGGCTTTCCTTCGGGCTGAGAACGAAGAGTTCAAGAAGCGTCTTCAGGTTGTCGAAAAGCAAACCACGCAGTTCAATATCAACACGGTTGACCAGCGGCTGAATGAGGCTTTGAACGAAGCCAACATGGCTGAACGCATCATGGCAAAGGCCATTGAGCAGGGTCAGGGCGAGGACGTCACCAAGGCATTGCAGATTCGCGATGCGGCATTGGAGCGTGCCCGTCAGTTGAAGGCGGCTAAGGAACAGGCTGAGAATTCGCAGCCCTCCAAGCCCCAAAAGGACCCTCGTATTGCGGCGTATGCAAAGGAATGGGTGGGCTCAAACAACTGGTACGACCCGTCTGGCAAGGACGAGGATTCGGCCATTGTTAAGGTCATTGACCAACGCTTGGCAGCGGAGGGTTATAACCCTGCAACCGAGGAATACTGGGTTGAGTTGGACAGCCGGGTGGCCCGCAGGCTTCCCCATCGTTACGGAGAAGACACTGTGGAAAAGCCAAAAGCCGCGCCAAAACGCGGTGGTCCGCCGGTTGGTGGTAAGCGCGAATATGCTGCGCCATCGACCCGAAAAGAGATCTATATCAGCCCTGAACGCAAACAGGCACTTATTGATGCAGGAGTCTGGGATAACCCCGACTTGCGTCAGAAGTACATTAAGCGTTATGCTGACTATGACCGAAATTCTTCTTCTCGCTAAACAAGGGAGCGAGTTATGAGCGATGAAAGGCTGAAAAAGGTATTTGGCGAGGGTCGTGAAAACCGGACTGCGTATGATCGCGCAGCAACTGAGAACCGTGAGTTATCAGATGACGACCGCGTTGAAATGTTCCGTCAGCAGTTTATTCAGGCCGCGTTGCCTGATCTGCCGAAAATTCCGGGTTACCACACTTGCTGGTTGACCACGACGAACCCTAGAGACTCCATTCAGGCACGTATTCGGCTTGGTTATGAGCCGATCAAGCCCGAAGAGGTTCCCGGTTGGGAATATGCTTCGATTAAGACTGGAGATTGGCAGGGTTTTATCGGTGTCAACGAGATGCTTGCTTTCAAGCTTCCGATTTCGCTGTACAAAAGGTACATGCAGGCGGTGCACTTCGATGCCCCCAATCAGGAAGAAGAGCGGCTGCTTAGTGCGACTGAAGGCATGCGTGAGCAGGCTGAACGCGCTGGGTCCAAGTTGGTCGAGGGTGACGGCATGTCGGCAATTCGGGAATCGTCCAAGTTGCGTGCTCCGCAAGAGTGGTAACTTGGTTACTTATTTTTAGAGGGTTTTAATCATGCCATCGACCAGTGCAGCATTTGGCTTGCGTCCGGTCTTTCATCCTAGTGGGATTATTCGTCCTACTGCGATGACGATTGAGTCGGGCTACAATGCCAATATTCTTCAGTTCCAGCCGGTCAAGATTGGCGCTAGCGGTACTATTGAAGCCGCCGCCGCCACCGAGGCCGCTATTGTCGGTACGTTCATGGGTGTCGAGTTCACCGATACCGATGGTCGCCGTCGCGTCAGCAACAAGTGGACCGCCGCTACGTCGGCCACGGACATCGTTGCTTATGTGACGACCGATCCGGCTATCGTGTACGAGATTCAGGCGAACAACTCGCTTGTGATCACGGACATCGGTGCTCAGGCCGACTTCGCTAGCGTCACTGCTGGCAGCACCACGACTGGCCTTTCTGCGGCCATGCTTGATGCCGCTCAGAAGACGACCACCGGCAACGAAATCCTTCGTATCGTTAATCTCGGCACCGAGATCGACAATGCTTGGGGTGACGCTTACACCATCGTTCAGGTCCAGATCAGCGAGCACCAGTTCGTCGCTGACAAGGCCGCATTCTAAAGGAGGACTAGAACATGGCAGTCCCAATGCGTAGTACTGACTTTCGTTCCATTGTTGAGCCCATTCTTAATGAGGCTTTCGATGGTGTTTATGACCAGCGTGCAGACGAGTGGAAGCAAGTATTCGTCCAGCAGCAGGGCATTCCCCGCAACTACCACGAAGAGCCGGTTCTGTACGGGTTCGGCGCTGCTCCGGAGCTTCCGGACGGCACCCCGGTCACGTATCAGGCTGGTGGCGTGCTCTTCCTCCAGCGCTATGTCTACAAGGTCTACGGCCTTGCATTCGCGCTCACGAAGGTGCTCGTGGAAGATGGTGACCACATCCGTATCGGCCAGACCTACGCGAAGCATCTCGCGCAGTCGCTGATCGAAACGAAGGAAACCCTCTGCGCCAACGTGCTGAACCGTTCCTTTACGGCGGGCTACAACGGTGGTGACGGCGTTCCGCTTGTCGCGACCAATCACCCGCTCGCTCAGGGTACGTTCAGCAATCAGCTCAACACCCCGGCTGCGCTCTCGCAGACCTCGCTGGAGCAGCTCCTCATCCAGATCCGCAACGCTGTTGACAACAACGGCAAGCGCATCCGGCTGAACCCGGAGAAGCTCGTGGTGTCGCCGTCGAACGTGTTCCAAGCGGAAGTGCTCCTCAAGAGCGTCCTCCGTACCGGCACGGCTGACAACGACATCAACCCGGTGAAGTCGATGGGCCTCCTCGCTGGCGGTCAGGCCAACCTCTCGCGTCTTACCTCGACCACTGCTTGGTGGATCAAGACGGACGCGCCGGAAGGTCTCAAGCTGATGATGCGTCGTGGTCTGGAGAAGTCCATGGAAGGCGACTTCGAGACCGACAGTAC